GGGTGGGCGTGGGCCGCGGCATCAGCTCCAACCCCACCCGGGGCATCGAGATCGCCGAGGAGCTGGCCAATGTGCTGGGCGGCGTGGTTGGCGCGTCCCGCGCGGTGGTGGACGCGGGCTGGATTGGCGTGGATCATCAGGTGGGGCAGACGGGCAAGACCGTGCACCCGAAGATCTATGTGGCTCTGGGCATTTCCGGGGCGATTCAGCATCTGGCGGGGATGCAGGACAGCGAGTGCATTATCTCCGTGAATAAGAACGGCAGCGCGCCGATTTTTGACGCGTCTACTTATGGGATTACGGGGGATCTGTTTAAGGTCGGGCCCATGCTGGCGGAGGCGATTAAGGGATTTAAGGAAGGTACGAAGTAAGTCGTATGTCTTAATAACTTAGAAAACAGCCCTGCTTGATTGGATTTCGTATTCCAAGCAAACAGGGCTGTTTTCATTTAAGACGGCCAGCATGGAAAAAAGTGACGGAAGTGGTGGCGGCCCTTATCTGGAGCGGAAATAGGTCCCTCATTTGCCAGCGTCCTGCCCACAAGTCCCGGGGGCTGTTGTGGGAATTCGTGGGCGGCAGGGTGGAGCCGGGAGCGACAAAGGAACAGGCCCAGATCTGGATGTGCAATCTGACGCTGTTCCACGCTGAGATCCGTGAGGAAGTGCCGCGGATGCTGGAGCATAACGCAGGCGGGTTTTGTAGGTGCTTATCAAGCGAATGGGTGCGATCGTAATCCTTGCTAAGATTTGAAAAGCAGCTATGGGACACGGCCTATGTCTTTCGCGGCATCGTGAACGCTTCGGAGCATAAGTCTGAAGTATATCTCTGACCGCCGTGATTGCAATCAAAAGAGCTGCAAGAAGATCGGCAAAGCGGATGGCAAATCATACAAGAGAACTATGCGTACTTAGAACTACTTGTTGAACTCGCGATGGTAAAAAACTAATTGAGGAAGGGGACGGTGAAGCGCAAATCTGTTATTACTGTTTGCATGAACTTCACATGACCCCTTCCCAATTTTACGCCTTGCCCCGGAAAGAACGAGCTTTTATTATTGCGGCCTGTGAAATCCGGGTGGAGCGGGAAAAGAAGAAGCAGAAAGAAATTGAACGGAAACAGCGCCGGGGCCGTAAAAAATAGGCCCCGGCCTTGATCAAAGGTGGTGGACAATTTGGCAAGTATCAAAACCGTGTTGGGGATTCAGGACAACATGACCCGCCCCCTGAAGCACATTACAAGTGCTATGGGTATTCTGATCAATACGATGGAGAATATGGAACGAATTTCCGGGAATTCCATTGATACCGCCGCTTTGGATGAAGCCCGAAACCATATTGCCCAAGCCGCCGCCGCTTTTGATCAGGTTGAAGATGAAATCAATCAGGCTGGACAGCAACAGGAACGCTTGAATCAGAATATCCGGGCGGGACATTCCGCCGCTGATGGCCTGTTGCGAAAGTTCACCGGGATTGCCGCCGCTATTGGCGGTATGATGGGCCTGAAACAACTTGTGAACCTGTCTGACCAACTGGCAAGCACCAAGGCAAGGCTGAACCTGATTGTGGATGATGGGGGAAGCGTTTCTGAACTGGAACAAAAAATTATGGCTTCCGCCCAGCGTTCCAGAGCGTCCTATTTTGACACCGCCAACGCTATTGCAAGTATGGGAGCCAACGCAAGTTCCGCCTTTGCCGGGAATGATGAACTGATTGCCTTCATGGAGCAGATCAACAAACAGTTCGTGATTGGCGGCGCTTCTGCCCAAGGCCAAGCCGCCGCCATGCTTCAGCTAACACAAGCGATGGGGGCCGGGGCCTTGCGTGGTGAAGAACTAAATTCCATTCTGGAAAATGCCCCCGGTATTGCAAGAGCCATTGAACAGTATATGGGTATTGCGGAAGGTTCCATCAAGAAATATGCGGAACAGGGTTTGATCACCGCAGAGGTGGTGAAAAACGCCATGTTTGCGGCGGCGGATGAAACCAACGCCAAGTTTGAAAGTATGCCCAAAACATGGGGGCAAATCTGGACTTCCATGAAAAACAAAGCCCTTTCCATGTTTTCACCGATCCTGAACAAAATCAACGAACTGATGAACAGCGCCCAATTCACCCAAGTTGTGGATGGGCTGATCAATGGGCTTGCCGCCGTTGCCCAAATCAGTTCTTTTGTGCTGGATGTAATGATCAATATTGCTTCCGCTGTGGTGGATAATTGGAGTTGGATCAGCCCCATTGTTTATGGAGCGGCGGCGGCGCTGTTGTTCTATACGGCGGCAACCAAGGGGGTTGCGGCGGCGCAGGGAATTGTTACCGCCGCAAAGATGTTGGCGGTTCCTGTCTATGCCCTGTTGACCGGTGCGACAATGGCCGATACAGCGGCACAGTGGGGCCTAAATGCGGCGCTTTATGCTTGCCCCTTGGTGTGGATCATCCTTTTGATTATCGCCCTTGTAGCCCTGTTCTATGCGGCTGTGGCGGCGGTAAACCACTTTGCGGGAACCAGCATTTCCGCCACCGGCTTGATCTGTGGGGCATTTATGGCGGCGCTGGCCTTTATCGGAAATATCTTCGTGGCCCTGTGGAATTTGGTTGTGGATGTGTTTGTTCTCATTTATAACCTTGTGGCGGAAGTAGCCAATTTCATTGGAAATGTGTTCACTGATCCCATTGGGGCTGTTTGCCGCCTGTTCTTTGGGCTGGCTGATACTGTGCTTGGGATTCTTCAGGCGTTGGCTTCTGCCATTGATGCCGTTTTCGGTTCAAATTTGGCTGGAAGCGTTCAAGGCTGGCGGGATTCCCTTGGCGGTTGGGTTGATGATACCTTCGGTAAGGGTACAGAGGTTATGGCGAAAATGAACGCCGATGATCTGAAACTTGGCCGTTTTGAATATGGGGAAGCCTTTGATCTTGGCTATAACTTCGGCCAAGGAATTGATGATAAGGTTTCCAGTATGTTTGACTTTTCCAGCATTGACCAAATGGGAGCGGATGACCTTGCCGCATACAACTTGGGCAATTCTCTTGATGGCATTTATGGAAATACCGGAGACACCGCCGCAAATACGGCGGGGATGGCTGATGCCCTTGATATTGCGGAAGAAGATCTGAAATACCTGATGGATATTGCGGAGCGTGAAGCAATCAACCGGTTCACTACCGCTGAAATTAAGGTTGAACAGCACAATGAAAACCACATTGACAAAGATGTTGATGTGGATGGGATCATGGATGCTTGGGCCGCTGACTTTGCGGAAAAGCTGGAAATTTCACCGGAAGGGGTGACAGAGTAAATGGCCTATACAATGTATCTGGATGGCGTGGCCGTTCCTGTTACCCCGTCCAAAATTGATGTGAAGATTGCCAATCAGAACAAAACCCTGAACCTGATTGACGGTTCTGAAATCAACATCCTGAATGAAGCGGGGCTTTCCAAGGTTTCCTTTTCCCTCTTGCTTCCCAATGTGGCCTATCCTTTCGCCACCGGGGGGCAAAAGGCCCAATACTACCTGAACCACTTGGAACGGCTGAAAACCAGCAAGCAACCTTTTCAGTGGATTTTGAACCGTTCCCTTCCCACCGGAAGAACCCTGTTTTTCACCAATATGACTGTGGCGCTGGAAGATTATCAGATCACCGATGATGCCGGGGCCGGGTTTGATATTACTGTTAAAGTCAATTTGAAGCAGTATAAAAGCTATGGGACAAAAACAGTAAAGATTCAACCCGCCCCGACACCCGCCGAAAAGCCAAAAGCGGTTGTGGAGCAACCGCCCCGGCCTACACCAACGGCCCCGCAAAGTAAAACCTACACGGTAAAGGCGGGGGATTGCCTTTGGAATATCGCAAAAAAGCAGTTGGGGAATGGGAGCCGGTACACTGAAATTTACAACCTGAACAAAGACAAGATCAAGAACCCAAATTTGATCTATGCGGGGCAAGTGCTGACCCTGCCAAGCTGAAAGGGGTGAAACCTTTTGGAACTTGAACTTCTGATTCAGAATGGTTCAACTATTTATTATCCTGTTGTAGAAGGGAAAATCAAGCTGACTTGGGAGCGCAAGAACACCCCCGGCAAGCTGGAATTTACAGTGGTAAAGGATGGGGTGATCAATTTTCAAGAGGGAAACCCCGTAAAGCTGACGGTGGACGGAACCCCCATGTTTTATGGGTTTGTGTTCAAAAAAAGGCGTGACAATGGCCCCACTATCTCTGTGACCGCCTACGATCAGTTGCGCTATTTGAAAAACAAGGACACGATCACGGCGGAAGGGCTGAAGGCTTCCGATCTACTGAAGCGGATTGCAACAGATTTCCGCCTGAACCTTGGAGCCGTGGAAGATACCGGCTTCACCATTGAAATTGTGGACGAACAGAACCAAACCCTGTTTGACATGATGCAGAACGCCCTTTCGGAAACCCTGTTGAACACCAAGCAACTGTTTGTTCTTTATGACGATTGCGGAAAACTGACCTTGAAGAACATTAACACCATGCGGGTTCCCCTTCTGATTGACCCGGAAACCGCTGAAAATTTTGACTACACTTCCAGCATTGATGATCAGACCTATAACAAAATCAAGCTGATTTACAACAATGAAAAGACCGGAAAGCGGGAACTGTATGTGGCCCAAGATGGGGATAAGATGAACCTTTGGGGTGTGCTTCAGTATTTTGAAGAACTGCAAGGGGCCACCGGAGCCGCCGCCAAAGCGGATGCCCTGTTGAAGCTGTACGATCAGAAAACCCGCAACCTGACCATCAAGAACGCCTTTGGGGATGTTCGAGTTCGGGGCGGGTGCGCCATTATGGTTTCCTTGAATTTGGGTGATATTATCGCCAATCAATTCTTGGTGGTGGATAAAGTCACCCATACTTTTGAAAAGGGAAGCCACTTCATGGATTTAACCTTGATTGGGGGTGAATTTATTGCCTGATATGGTTCAGCTTGTGAAAAAAGCCGCTGTGGAAGCGGTGGAAGCCGCCAAGCCGGTTCAATTCCTGTTTGGGCAAGTGATTTCCGCTTCCCCGTTGAAGATTCAGGTGGATCAAAAATCCATCTACACTGAAAAAATGCTTGTGCTGACCCGGAATGTGACTGAACATGAAATTGATATTTCAATCAGCGCCCAAAGCGTTGTAATCAGCCACGGCCACCCGGTAACTGATACCTATACCGGGGGCGGCACCGCCCAAGAAATCCGCCATAACCACCCGATCAAAGGACAAAAAAAGATCAAGGTTCACAATGGGCTTGTGGTTGGTGATTGGGTGGTGATGGCCCGGATTCAGAAGGGCAAAAAATATGTGGTGCTGGATCGGATTAAGCCGAACCCGGCCCTGAAGGGGGAATGGCTATGATCCCGCAAGTACAAGACGATCTGAAACAGGATTTCACCATTGAAGCCCTGCCAAGTAAAACTTTCAGGATGTGCCATGATCCTGAAGTGATCACCGGCACCATTGACCAAATCCAAGCTGTGGAACAGGCGGTGTTCCTGATCCTGAATGTGGAGCGTTACCAATGGCTGATCTACTCTTGGGATTATGGGGTGGAACTTCACGGGCTGATTGGGAAGCCGGTTGATTTCTGCCTTCCTGAAATTGAACGCCGGGTAAGGGAAGCCTTGCTTCAGGATGACCGGATCACAGCGGTTCAGAATTTTGAATTTGAAGTGAACAAAAAACAAGTGCTGACCACCTTCACGGTGATCAGCATTTTTGGCGCTATTAACACGGAAATGGTGGTGGAAATCTGATGTATGAAGGCATTACCTATGAACTGCTTCTGGAACGGATGCTGAAAAAGGCGCTGGAAATCAACGGGAAGTTGGACACCCGTGAAGGATCGCTGATTTGGCTTGGACAGGCCCCCGCCGCCGTGGAGTTGCAGAACCTTTATATTGCCCTTGACACGATCCTGAATGAAACCTTTGCCGATACCGCAAGCCGGGATTACCTGATTTTGAGGGCGGCGGAACGGGGCCTTTCTCCCCGAAAAGCAACCCCGGCCATTCTGGAAATGACGATCACCCCGGCAACCCTGCCCCTGATGATTGGGGAGCGGTTTTCTATTGGTGAACTGAATTACTTTGTTTCCAAGGAACTTGGGGGCGGCAAGTATGAAATCACCTGTGAGGAAAACGGGGAAGCCGGGAACGACTACACCGGCACCATGATCCCCATTGAATATGTGGAAGGGTTGGAAACCTGTACTGTTACGGCCCTTTTGGTTCCCGGTGAGGATGAAGAAGATACAGAGGTTTTCCGCAAACGGTATTTTGACGGGTTGAACGCTCAAGCCTTCGGTGGAAACCGAACAGACTACCTTGAAAAAATCAACGCCATTTCCGGTGTTGGCGGGGTGAAGGTTTACCGGGCATGGAACGGGGATATTCACCCCGCCACCTTGATTCCCCCGGATGGAACCGGGGCATGGGTGGAACAGGTAAGCGCCCCGGCCCCGGTGAAAGAATGGCTGAAAACCATTTTTGCCGCCGCCAACAATAGGAAACTGACCGTGGGCGGCACCGTCAAGGTGGTGATTATTGATAGTACATTTTCCGCCCCGTCTGAAGCCCTGATTGACCTTGTTCAAACAGCCGTTGACCCGATGGAAAACGCCGGTGAAGGGGTTGGGATTGCCCCTATCGGCCATGTTGTCACCGTGGAAGGGGTTCTGGATGAAGCGGTGGATTTGGCCTTTGATCTGACCTATCAGAATGAATGGGATTGGGAAG